CTGGCCTCACATAGAGTTTCAATGGTCCGAATACCTGCGTGTCGCTTGCGCCTGTTGTCCTGGTCACAGTCACAGTGTACGTGCCTGAAGTGTTTGTCACCGTAGTCGTAAGACCGAAGGATAGGCGCCCATTGTCCGCATACGTCGCAGTGCCGGCATACGTTGCGACCAGCGTTCCACCAGAGTTGTATACCTTCGCGCTGACTGTTGCACCAGTGATGTCGATGCCAGTGCCGTTCGCGTCTGTTACCTGGACATCGATGCTGGTCGCGGTTCCGACGTTCACATCGAGCGGCTGGTCTGCTCCGAGGCCATCAGCCAGGAGTTGATAAGGGCCGATGTGTACGCTCGTTGCAGCTGACACTGGCGTCAACAGATCTGCGGAGATGTAGTCTGTGCCATTGTGAAGGAGCGCACCCTTGAGTTCCGTGGCGGCGTCCGTGTCGTTGGCGATTGCATGAACATCAGCATCGACACGATTGACATTGCCAGAAGAATGCAGCGTGACATTTCCTGCTTTGTTCTGCTGATCTGCACGAAGGACGTTCAAGCCGAATGAACCATTATTCGTATACGAAGCAGTCGCGGCATCCCATACAGCCGATGCAGTTTGTGCAGATGTCAAGCCACCAGAGGACAGTTTGATTGTCATCACCGCACCGTTAGTACCGCTTGCACCACGCACCACAATCGTAACATCATCAGCACCAGCAGCCAGTGCAGCATCGGGAAGGTCTAAGCGGTACACGCCCGGCATGTTGGTTGCGTCTACCTCCGCAAAGCCGCCAGATGTCCACGCCTGTGCGATTGTACGGGCTACTAGAGGGATAGATACGCTTGCAGTCCTTGTGCGGTTGTAGCGGGCTGTGAGACCGCTTGTGGAGGCTGTTAGACCTGTAGCACCAAGGTAGAGTTCGATGCTTTGTGATGTGCTACCGGGAGCGATTGTGATGGTGCTGGCGTTGCGCTCGGTTGGGTAGTAATAACTTGTGTTACTCAACTGGATTGATGTAAGCGCACCAGCATCCGGGTCGCTTCCACCATTGAACCAAGTAGCCCCAAATAGGTCGGTAGTCAATGCTCCAGTCGGGTCACCGAATCCGATGTTTAGGCTTGCAGGTAATGCGCTAAACCACGTCTGTTTTGCCGACAATCCAAACAATTGCGACATTCCGATATCAACCATTAACGGCCCAACAGTGACAGTGTTTGCCCCGCTTGCTACGTTTGTAAGCGTTGTAGTACAACCGATGATGCGATTGTAATCTTGAATATTTGTCGTTGTTCCACGCCCGACGATGCCTGTACCGCAGTTTGTGATTATGCAGTTTCGTACATTCGTTGGAAATGTTACATTTCCACAATCAAAGTTGATGCCTTGCACTGCGGATTGAATATAGCAGTTATAGATGTTTATTCCACCAGCTAAATTTGCGACTCCTGTTGTGCGTACCAAACGTATTGCCGGTGAGCTTGCCGTAACTGGAGATGAACCAATAAATGCACAATCCTGTATAGTAAGTCCTATAGACCAATCAGATGTGTGATTACCACCTACTTCGCAGTAAATGCTGTGACCTCCGGTCATAAAAATACATTTTCGGATTACATTATTAACTGTAATTCCAGTTGAAAATGAACCCGTTATACCAAATGATGCGCTTAGACTTGAGCCGATGAAAGCACAGTTTTCGACGACACAATTATTGGAATTAGTCAAACCTAACATTGTCGCCGCACCATCAAAATATAGGTTGCTGATATTTAGATAATTTTTATTATTAGTTACAACTATTACGCCAGATGGTGATGCTGTGTCTGTTGTCAGGTAGTTTGTAAGGCGAACAAGCCCTTGTGAAACACCGGCAAACTGTGCCGCTGTCGGGTCTCCAATGATGTAAGTAGCCGCCGTATAGGTTCCTGCAATCGTGACGTTTTCTCGGTAAACACCGGGAGCGATGTAGACCGTATCGCCTGAACCGATGCCTGTAGCACCCAGTGCCTTTTGTACTGTTCGCCACGCAAGCGCAGTAGTAGCACCTAAGCCTGTGTTGGCATCGTTGCCGTCATTCCGGACATAGTAAATAGCCATTATTCAGCGGTTCCTGAAACGATTTCTTGAGCCATCACAACGGCAAACTGGTTGCTGTAGTTCTGCTGAAACGTAGCATCCTGCGTGACCCACCACCCGAATACGCTTGTGCCATTCTCACCAAACGTACCAAGTAAGTTGCCTTCATTATCGTAGATATCGCCGAAAACAATCCAGTCACCGGGTACGTTCGGGTTAGGTTCCAGCCTGTAGTTTTGCAGGTTCATTTGCCCACCTTCAAAGCATTAGGTGCAACACCCTTGAAAGGCATCGTCAAGAAGCCCAGCGCAGCAGACATCGCAGCAGTGACACCAGCCGCTACAGCCTTGCTCCCGTACAGTGCCATCACTGCGCCAAGCTCGGCGATGTCCTTGGCTTCAGCGGTACGAACGCCATCACCAAAGACCGTGCTAAAGGACGCGACAAAGGCGATCAAGACAACGACCAACAATCGCGGAATGGATATTGAATTCATCTTTGCAAACTCCCCTCGATCATCGCGACACGACTCTCGAGTTTACCGAGGCGCTCCTCGATGCGTCGCACTTCCTGTGCCTGTCCAGACAGTGTGGCATTCACGTTCTCGAGCTTCACTGTCAGCACATTGATGCTCACCTGTAGTTTGGTATAGGTCCCGATGACGGCCCCCAATACCAGGACAAGTTGTCCAATCAGCGCTACAACGACCTCTAATGTCATACCATCACTCCACTGTACATCTTCACTCTAATATGGTGGCACAGTCGGACATCTCGCATCACGCAGTCGGTTAACCGTTTGACCTTGAGCGGAGCGCAATCGTTTGACTGACTTCGTTCGAGTGTCCCCAATCGCTTCCGATCACTTCGTAGTATGGCGCGAGGTTCTGCGGATTCCCGGATGTGTATATCCTGTCATCGGCCTTGACTTCGACTTCAGGTGAACACGTCAGTGTCCATGTGCCAGCCTGTTCAATCATGCCGCCGACAATGCCTTCAGTGTCGCCTGTGTTGGCGATTGTGGCGCGAATCTCAGCCACCTGTATCCAGTGTTGGCTGATGCCTCCGATACCGTCAGACTGGTTCACGTTTCGCCAGATCTGCACACGGTCACTGTAGGCGTAGTTCGCGAGCGCGACTTTGAGCGCGGTAACGTATGGCGCCGGAATCATACGAACACCATTGGGCTGTATCGCTTAGCCTGGTCGAGACAATGCTCGCGGAGTGCGGACATCTTCGCGTCGACTTGACCATCCTTCACATCGATGAGATGCGTGATGCTCGATGCTTTGCGAATCCATCCCTGTCGCGCAGCTGCGCGGATGTCATAGCGTTCGTTATTGGCTGGACCGATGTCCTGCCACAGGAGGTCGCCGCTTCCGTCGTTCACCGTGTAGTTCAGCGTCTGCGTCCACTGTGGGAACTGTGGTTCGGTGGCGCTCGATGTCCCTGCGATAACGCACTGGTACAGTCGACCATTCGCGACGGTTGGAATCACGATGTCGCCAACCACGTAGGCTGTAGAAGCAGTCCAGACCGACCAGCGTGCGTGGTCGTCGACGAGCTGCTGAAGCGCAGTGGAATCCAGCTGTGGATATTGGTCAGATGCGACCATCCATGCGAGGCGTTCAAGTGCTTGTGTCCGTGTGTATGGCATGAGCGATTCCTAGTAAAACAAAAAGGGAACGGGAATGGTATCCCGCTCCCCTTGACTGCGAAGTCAGACAGCCTACGAAGCGGCAGCCTGGAGAACGATGATGGAACCAGGAACCTGATCGGCCACGGTTGCGGTGACGTTTCCGACGTCGAAGCAGTTGAACGCATAGCGCTCGGTTGCCTTGAACGTGAGAGCATCCTCGACGAACTTGACCTGGTCGGAAACTTCGACCGTCACACCACGACGATCGCCGAACGCGACACCCTTGGAGAGGTCTCCGAGGACTGCAAGCGTCTTAGATACGCCGGTTGCACTTGGCATGTTCTGAACGAACGAGATCGGAATACCGAACAGTGTTGGTTCAGGACCGTATGCATTCTGGATGTCCATGATGGAGTTTCCAGAGAGTGCAATCAACTTGTCTGCGACAGCGTTGTAGAAAACGTTCTTGTGCATGTACCAGCGTGGGTTCGTGGCGTATGGCTGAAGCTTGCCGACCATGGACTGGAAGTTCGCGAGCGTAAAGCTCGAGAGGTTGGTCTGTGATCCGGATGGTCCGACAACCATGGAGGCAATGCTCGAGAAGGTTCCGGAGAGAGCCTTGATGCGAGGCATGATTCCAGTGATGGAACCATAGGTGGATGTACCGTCGCCCTGGAATGCAGCTGCATCTTCAGCGAGTGCGAGACCGTATGCGAAGTCCTGTGCCAAAGTAGCACCGAAGTCGATGACGGTGTCCTCGTTGAGTTCCTTAGAAACGATGGTCAGGATTGCGAGTTTCTTGGCTGCGAGTGCGACCTGCGTGAATGCGATGTCGGATGCAGTGATTGCAGTGGCTTCACCAGGATAGTAGGTCGTGGTCGAAGTCGATGCATTCGGGACATTGAGGACATCGGATGTCATCGGATAGATGCGGCGGAAGCGACGTGCTACACCGTACTCGTTGCGGAGCCAGATGAGGCTGGACGAAACGATTTCAGGAACAGTGTATCCACCCTGTCCGTTGTCGCCTTCGGTCTGTGACTTGACGCCATTCTCAGCGCACCATCGTGCAGCCTTAGCATTTCCGAGGACTTCGCCACGGACCCACTGTCCGAAGGCGTATGCCTTGAAGTTTGCCTCTTCACGAGTACCAGGGAATGGGTTACGGGTTACACCGCCGGACTTCCATGGCTCAGCCTTAGGCGCTTCAGAAGCGACAGGAGCAGGAACATTGCCGAACTCCTTGAGCATCTCGATGCGCTCAGAGAGGGACTTTGCATTTGCATGGAGGCGAGTGGCTTCGGCCATATCTCCACCGTTGATGAGGACTTCCTTAGCGGCAGCGATTGTAGACTGGCGCTGTCCTTCGAGTTGTTCGATTGTCATTGACTTAACTCCAAGATCATGAGCTCACGAAGGAGAGCGGACTTCGCTTCCTCGATATCGCTCGAGTATTCGACGATGGTTTCTTCCGTCTCGACCGCTTGCTCTCCAAGCTCAGCCCAGATGGTTTTTGCGAATCTTGTCGACTCGCTACGTGAGAGACGGACTGCATCCCGCAGGCGTCGCTCCACTTCGCGGATGGACGTAGGACGCTCGAGCATAGCCTTCAGGCTTTGCGCTTCAGCGACCGGGTCCTTCACTTTGCTGTTCAGTTCCTTCGCACGGTTGGCGAATGCATCGATGATGGCATCCACATGTCCACTGCCGAGTCCACTGTCATATGCAGCTGTAACACCAGCACACAGACGCTCGTAGAGCGCCTCGAGTCCTTCGTGGACCATCTCCTTGTCGAGGTCGCCGTAGACAGACTCGACGAATGTCGCCACGTCTTCTCCTGGCGCGACAGGGATAATCATCTCTTCTTCTTCCATGCCTTCTCC